AGAGGCGTATAATATGGGTGTACCTAAAAGAAAAAATAATATAGACGTATACGGAGGTAAGGAAACTTATCAAGGTAAACAGGTGATTGAGAGAAGACAAGAGTTATTGGATAGAATAACTAAATCAGACTCGTATCTACCTGATTCTATATTACATGAGGATTTGGACGGTGGAATGTTAGACTTCGTTAAAACTCATTTTAAGGTGGTTAGTGACGGTAATAGTATTCCAATCATTCCAAGAATATTAACAATACAAAGATGGGGTGAGTTTTCAAATAATTGGGAATTCTCAGATGATGATGGTAATATGAAACTACCATTTGTATCTATTGTTAGAAGACCTGAAGTACAACCCGGTACAAATCCCGTAGTACAAAGAACCATACCCGATAGAAGTACTTTTTATTACGCTTCAGTACCAACATGGAATGGAAATCAGTTAGGTGCCGATGTTTATAAAATGCCACAACCCGTTGCGATAGATATTACATATGAAATTAATATTGTATGTACCAAGATTAGAGACTTAAACAAATTCAATAAAATTGTTTTACAAAAATTCTCATCTAGACAGGCGTACACTACCGTTAAGGGTCATTATATTCCGATTATATTGGATAGTATTGAGGATAATACCCCGATGGAACTTATAGACGGTCGTAGATTTTATTTACAAAATTATAAGTTTACGATGTTAGGTTTCCTTATTGACTCAGAGGAATTCGAAGTGAAACCCGCAATAAGTAGAATGATATTGTTAAACGAATTTATTGAACCTAAGGGTTATCAAAAGAAATTCATCAATAAGATAATTGATATTACAGTTATGTCATTTACTGGCGACGGTATGCAAACTCAATTTAGTGTTGGTGAAAGTATTGGTATTTTATTTAATGTTTCTGTTAATGGTCTTTTACAAGAAAGAGATGTTGAGTATTTTCATGTTTCAACCACATCAAAAATCACATTTGTTGAGGCACCATCTGAGGGTAGTTCAATTACAATAACTTATTATAAGGGAAGAAATAATGTCATTGTCGACAATTACGGTAAGACAATGCAGATTTCCACGGAATATTACACCTATAATGGAAATACATTAACCTTTACATTAATCAATTCAATTGATGCTATTGTCACTTTAGATATTAATGGTCTTGTGGAAGAGGAGGGTTCAGGATTTGATATTACAGGAACAAATCAAGTTACCTTGTTAGGTGAACCCGTAATTGGTTCTGTTATTGGTATAACATATCTACACTAACTTTCACCGTATATATCTTTCTTTTTGGGTTTACATGTGTCCTCTATAAATTTTTCTAAAACTTTGTAGATTTTTAATCCGCTTTTTTCACAGTGTATTTTTAACATCTCGTGGTGTTTTTCACTAATTTTTACGTTTTTCTGCTTGTTTTCCATATAGAAGGATAATAAAAGATAATAAAAGATATAAATATATCTTTTTTAAAAAACAAAGATATTTATTAGATAACTAATAAAAATAATTAACCAAACAAAAATCGATGGCAAATTCAAACAGAGTATTCGTTTCTCCAGGTGTCTACACATCTGAGAAGGATCTAACATTCGTAGCACAGAGCGTCGGAGTAACAACATTGGGTTTAGTGGGTGAGACATTAAAGGGTCCAGCATTTGAACCGATATTGATTACAGATTTCGACGAATTTAAAACTTATTTTGGAGGTACTTCCGCTGAAAAAGACGGTAACTTAAATCCAAAATATGAACTTCCTTATGTTGCTAAATCTTATTTACAAGAGTCTAACCAATTATTCGTAACAAGAATTTTAGGTTTGACAGGATATAAACCAAACAAAACATTTGGTATCAAAACAATCGGAGGTATTAACTTAGGTACATACAGTGGAGTAACAACAGGTTTAGTAATGTCAGGTAACACCATGGCAAATTTAACAGGTAGTACACTTTACGCTGAATTATCAGGTAAAACATCAATAGATGGTGATACAATTACCGATTACATTTTCAAAACTTTCAGCGGGTTTACATCTGCAAATCATAATAACTGGTTTATTATGGGTGCATTACCAAGTGGACAATCTGAACCAACAGGAACAGAAAAGGTTTCTCCGTTAACGGGTAAAGTATATGCTGATAATGTAAACAATAAAGAATGGTATAATGTGTTAGTGTCAGATAATGACGATGAAGTATACACATATAAATTCATTTATAATAGTGGTACAACAAGATTTGATGTTACAAAATATACATACAACGCAACTTTAAACTCAGATTATGACAATGTAATTGTTGCTGGTTTAAGGTCAAGAGGTGGTTATAGTGGAAACACATTGTCACATGAAATTACAACAAACGGTTATTTCTCAATAACTGAAGATGTTGATAACATTGAAATTAACCCATTAGGTGAATTTATAATTAATGTTACAGGTTCGACAGGTGCAAAATCTTACACTTGTTCTTTAGACACAACTTCTACAAAATATATCACAAAAGTATTAGGTACAAGTGTGTTTGATAAGAGTAGAACTGAATTCCCTCTTTATGTTCATGAAGTTTATCCAAAATTATTAAAAGAGGCATACCAAAGAGGTTATGTAAGAGGTTTAAGTTTAACCGAAGCTTATGAAAGTGAAGGTGATAACTTTATAAAATCTTGGGATACAACATTGTCACCAACTGTAGTTTCAGAAGTACGTGGTGGTAACGTTTCAGATTTGTTTGATGTTATTACAATATCAGACGGTGAGGCTGCTAACTTCCAAGTTAAAATTACTATTCAAAATGTTAATCTTGAAACAGGCGAATTTGATTTAATTGTACGTGATTTTAACGATACGGATGATAATCAAGTAGTTCTTGAGAAATATTCAAGATGTTCAATGAATCCTGATTTACCGGGTTATGTTGCTAGAAAAGTGGGTACATCAGATGGTGAATATGAATTACGTTCAAAGTATATCATGTTGTCAATGGCAAGTAGTCACCCAACAGATGCTTTCCCATCAGGTTTCAAAGGATTTACAACTAATTCAAGTTTCGGTTCTGGTTCACAATTAGGTGATGTTTTATATAAGACAGACTACTATGACGCTGGTGATGTTGTAACATACGACGCTGATGGTTCTGAAAATATCGAAGGTGGTGATAAAATTAGAAAAGTATCATTAGGTCTTTCTTCTAAAATTGGATTCGATAGAGACTTATTGAAATACAAGGGTTTAGGTGCAAATGGTGTAACACACGGTTTCCACTTATCATCAAACGCATCAACTATCACAGGAGCAACAAACTCAGGATACGCGTTTAAAACGACTCCATATGATTTAGAAGGTCAATCAGGAACTGATAATAAACTTACAACATTGGCAAACCGTAAATTTACATTTGCAGTATGTGGTGGTTTTGATGGTTGGGACATCTATAGAAACGTAAGAACATTGGGAGATGCTAACATTTTTGGTAAATCTACATATACACTTAACAACCAAGATAATGGTGGTGTGTTTAATGTTGATGTTGCCAATTCTGATTACTACTCTTATTTACAAGGTATTGAGACATTCGCTAACCCTGAAGCTGTTGATATTAACGTATTTGCAACTCCTGGTATCGATTTCTTAAACCACAGTTCATTGGTAAACCAAGCAATTGATATGGTAGAAAACGAAAGAGCGGATTCTTTATATATTATGAACGCTCCGGGTCCTGAATTTATTACATCCGCGGATGACATTTCTGCGGAAGTTGATAACTTAGGTTTAGATTCTAACTATTCTGCAACTTACTGGCCTTGGATTCAAGTAAGAGACACAGACAACGCAACTCAACTTTACATATCCCCAACTGCGGAGGTTGTAAGAAACATTGCATTGACAGATAACGTGTCATATCCATGGTTCGCGGTGGCAGGTTACTCAAGAGGTATTGTTAACTCAATCAAAGCGTTTAAGAAATTAACACTTGACGAAAGAGATAATTTATACAAAAATAGAATTAACCCAATCGCAACATTCTCAGATACAGGTACAATTATTTGGGGTAACAAAACCTTACAAGTAAAAGAATCTGCACTTGATAGAATTAACGTAAGAAGATTACTTTTAAGAGCAAGAAAACTGATTTCTGCGGTTGCTGTTAGATTGTTATTTGAACAAAATGACGAACAAGTTAGAAATGAATTCTTAAGATTGGTTAACCCTATTTTAGAGTCAATTAAGAAGGAAAGAGGTCTTTATGAGTTCCGTGTATCGGTATCAAGTGATCCAGAGGACATTGATGCTAACACATTGAGAGGTAAGATTTACATCAAACCAACTCGTTCTCTTGAATTTATTGATGTAGAATTCATCATTACTCCAACAGGAGCTTCATTTGAAAATATCTAATCTAAAAGGAGATATAAAATAGATAAGGGTTCCCGTTGTGGAACCCTTTCTTATTTCTTAGATGTTCCACGTGGAAACATATTTTATAATTTTTATATCATTATACTCAATCCAGTATACTAGAACTAGTTATACTAGTATTTATAATTAATAATAAAGAAATATAATATTTAATACTGGAACTGGTTATACTGGGGCTTGTAAAAAACTACGAAAAATTATTGATAAAAACAACTATTTCTGATATATAATCTTAAAAAAAATTATTTCCATTTGAGGTATATTTATTAGAAGGTAAAAATAACTAAAAACTTAACAAATACAAAATGGCAGATTTATTAATGAAAATGCCGGTTCCATACGAACCGAAAAGAGTAAACCGATTTATCGTTAGATTCCCATCATCTTTGGGTATCAATGAATGGTATGTAACATCGGCGGCTAGACCTTCAGCAAAAATTAACTCAGTTGCTATTCCTTTCTTGAATACCTCAACATATGTTGCTGGTAGATTCGAATGGAATGAAATTAGAATGACATTTAAAGACCCAATTGGTCCTTCAGCTTCACAGGCGTTAATGGAATGGTTCCGTTTACATGCTGAATCTGTAACAGGTAGAATGGGATATGCTGCTGGATATAAAAAAGACATTGAATTAGAAATGCTTGACCCAACGGGTGTTGTAGTTGAAAAATGGATTATTCAAGGTGCATTTATTACCGACTTGAACTTCAATGAATTAGACTACTCAAGAGATGATTTAGCCTCTATTACATGTTCTTTAAGAATGGATAGATGTATTCAAGTTTACTAATATTATAAAAATAATCTGCTGGTACTGGAGTGTTGTTTCGACGACACTCCTTTATTTTTTATATAAACTTTACTTTGGTATAGTTATTAGTTAAATTATACTATGGAAGAATTTAGAATAGACCCAACAATTGCATATGATGTAGTTGAATTACCAAGTAAAGGAATTCATTATCAAAATAAAAAGAAATCATTACGAGTGGCGTATTTAACTGCTGCCGATGAAAATATCTTATCATCACCAAATTTAGTTGCAACCAATACGGTTGTTGACGAACTTCTTAAAAGAAAAATTTTAGATAAGGATATCAATATCGACGATGTTGTAGATGAAGATAGACAAGCAATTCTTATATTTTTAAGAAATACTGCATTTGGTTCTGATTATAAAATCACCGCGAATGACCCAAAAACAGGTGAACCTTTTACATTTGAAATCGACCTATCAACATTAAAAATTAAAGATTTTAATTTACCTGAAGACGCAAACGGGGAATATTCTTATTTCATGGAAAAATCAAAGGTAGAGGTAACTTTTAAATTCATAACACAAAAACAAGAAAACGATTTAGAACAAATTAAGGTTAGTTGGAACGGTATTGGTGTGGCACCTATCGTCACAAAAAGACTTGAAATGATGATTAAATCAGTACAGGGTAATAAAGACCCAATGAATATTAGAAATTTTATTGAGACGTTACCAATCAAAGATTCACAAGATTTTCAAAAATTCGTAAGAGATAACAAACCCGGATTAGATTTAGTCCAAACAACAACCACCCCGTCAGGAGACACAATCCAAGTTAACATCGGATTCGGGGTTGAGTTTTTTCGCCCTTTCTATGGAATATAGGAAAACTCAGCTCGATGAGTTTTTATATTTAATCAAAAAAGG